TTACTTACTATTTTGTGGTAATTCAAAAGTAAAATAAATCCTTTGTATAATAGTTGACATTTTTTGATATTGTTTTTCATTGTCTTTTCTTTCGATATCTCCAACAGTTAAATGAAGCATTAACGATTCTTTACTCGTTTCATTATAAATATATCCCTCTAACTTTCCTCCTCTGATACGAACTAATGCAAATCCACCGCCTATAAATATTTGTGCAAGGTTTGAATTTAAATGCTTATCTAAAGCTTCAATACTATAGGTTGGTGTTGGACTAAACTCTATATTAAGTTTTAGATCTTTACTGTCGGGTCTATTTACAAAGTCATAATTAGTTTGCCTTAATAATTTTAACGTTTCCTCCATAATTTCCCTAATTAACCAATTACTTAGAATCGCTTGAGCAAACTTATGATCACAAAAATCAAAAATGCGATCTTTAGGTCCCACACCCTCAGCAAATTCATACAATAAAATAGCGACTGTATCTTCGTAACTTGTTTCAAACAAGGACTTCTTTTGGTTATCACTTAGCTTATCAACTCCCGGGTGAAGACGTTTTGCAAATTTAACTAATGCTTTTTCAGCTATTTCATCCCGCATATGGTTAACTTCTTTCCCGATGTTATCTACTGTTTTACCAACTTTTTCCTCTATCTTATCTACTGTCTTATGTACTTTTTGACCTATTTTTTCTTGTAATTTTTCTCTTATTTCGTTAATATCATCATATAATTTTTTAATTAAATCAAAATACTCCATATCATAAGGCTCATGTGGTCTTTGTATTTCAACCTCTTTCTTGATTTCATTGTAAAGTTTTAATAAATCATTAGAAACTACATTATTAAAACTCTCTGACGAATTATTAATTTCTTCGCTTATGCTTCTCACAGAGTTCTTTATTTCTGCAATAATACTTATTAAGGAGGTTTTAATTTCTTTCTTAATATTAACTGCTGACTTTTTAATTTCTTTCTTTGAAATATCTTTTAAATCATCAATAATTTTATCAACTTCATGTGAACCATCAGACTTTTTATTAAGCTTATTGTTTATTCTAATCAACCTCTGTAACAGCTTATATTCTTTTAGATGTTTTGGTTTTTCTTTTACTGCTAATTCTTGGTCAATTCTAAAATATTCTGTAGTTTTTATACTTCTTTCAAAAGGTTTTTCAAGTATTTTATCAAGAGTATCAACTTTAAAAGTATCGCTCAGCTTTAAATAATATAACTCTTTTACCATGATCTGTCCAAGTTTTACCCTGTCATCGTATTTTGCAAAATTGAAAGTTATCTTTTTGTTTGTAGTAAAATATTTTTCCATGATATCTTCTATTATATCCGGAGCCATCCAAATTGTAAAATTGTCATTAATCTCTCTAACAATAGTGTCAAATTCTTTATTTCCTGTTGTTGACGATACTTCGTCTAAGGATTTTTTTAGAAAACTATTGTTTAAATCTTTAAAAGATGAATTTATATAATCCTGAACTAGAGTCTGTTCAAATTCTACCAGTTTAAAATCTAATTCTTCCTGAGATAAATTTTCAAAACTTTGTTTATTTCCTTTAGCATCGATAAATTCTCCACTCAATCTTCCCTTACCTTCTAAAAGTAATTTTACATTATTCATATTATCAGCAAACAAATATTTATTTCCTCCCTTTAAGAAATCATCCGTTTTATCAGTTAAGAACCAAAGATTTACAGGCATTTCTGGTCCTCCTAATGCCATTTCCCCATCTATCGCAGTTAAAATAGACCCCATTGTTACTCGTGCCGCAGCATCAAACCATTCAGATATTATGCCTTTAGTTTTTAAATAAGCATCAACGAATTGATAATAAGCGTGACGCTGCGCAATTGTATGGTATAAATAATGCTGCCCATTTAGGGTATTATATAAGGAGGCATCCCAGAAAGTAGATCCTTCTTTGGTTGGATTAATTCTATCATAATCATACCATTGGCCTATTTTTAATGGGGCATAATTCCAAAATATATCCATTCCTATTTCACCTGTACCATACTTAATCTCTATGTCATCCAACAACGTTCCTGACCAGATGAAATACATGTCTTCTAGTCCAATGTTAGGATACATTTTTTGAGGACTTAAATTGGGATATACTATTTTTTGAGTTTGTATGGTTACTTTTCCAGGTAAATTAGGGAAAACTGATTTTAATAGTAAGAATAATTCATCATGTTCTGAAAATAGCTTTTGAATATTTATATCAGGATTTTTAATTTCTTTAATCATCCTATTATAATATACTCTCAAATTTTCATTCGTTTCTTCATCTGATAATTGCAATAATTTCAAAATCATTAATTCACTTACATCTCCCCAATTTATATTAGTAATTGCAGGCTCATCAATTGTAGCGAGACGCCATTTTTGCAATCCAAAATACATTTTTGAAAAAAGTTCATGATCCTTTTTACCATTAAAATCCTGAGCAGTGGCTCCTTTTTTAAAAGCCTTAGTAATCTGTCTCCAATATGCTATTTCTTCAGTATTTTTTATTGCAATAGCAGCATCTAATTTCTTTTTAATTTCTGCCTTAATAACTTCTAAAGTAGGTTCGTTGCTCTTTGTTTGAGGTATTTCTAAGGTTTGATTTGCAGCCACACCCGCATAGGTTTGCGTGGTAATGCCGCTACTGAAGTTTAGCGTATTATTTTCTGCTCCCAATCTCGGAGGAGTAATGTTGCCTGATACGGAAGAACCCATTGTTATTATTCCATTGTTATCAGTAACGCCTCCTCCGATTAGAGCAGTTGAAGTTGTTTCTCCGAAAACCGAAGAAGTATTGCTATCCGATGTTGCTGTTTTTTTAATAGTTTCAGCATTGGTATTGGCAGCGCCCTCTTCGATTGCGGTAGTATTTTGATTATTTTGCTCTTGCCATTCCTGCATGATATCTTTTTGCTGGCTCATTTCTTTTGAGACTTTGGCTAACTCTTTTATAATTGCTTTGGTCAGTTCTTCTGAGCTTTTTATATCAGCAGTATTTTTTATTGAAAGATCGAAATTGTGAATTGAATTTTTACTCATCGCTAGGGGTTTTTCTGAGTGTAAAAGTAATATCAAAATTTACGTTTTCTAAATTTTAAAACACTTGTATTCAGTAGTTTCAGTAGAAATACAACTTACTGAAACTACCGAATTCACCAGACTTTTTTTTGCACTTTTTCTATTCTTCTGTTCTACTTTTACACCCTCAAAAAGTAACATTCATGCAATTTTAATTTGCAAATTCTGCTGTTATTTTCTTAAAAACAATCACACATTATATATTAATCATACTAAAAACGATAGCCATTATGGATTATTTATTATCGAAAGGCAGTAGAAAAATGCCGAAAATTCCAGACAAGAATAACTATCAATATTCTTTTAATCAACCGTTGAGAGAAAACTCCAATTAGAAATTCATCAATAATTTAATCTATACATTTAAAAGCAGAAAATATGGCTACACAAACATTAGAAACAATAAAGAAATGGTTTAAAACCGGTTTAAAACCAACACAGGTTCAATTTTGGGACACATGGGATTCCTTTAGACACAAGTACGAAAAAGTTCCTGTAAAAGATGTCGATGGGATTGATGAATTGCTTTTATCTAAGGCAGATAAAACAGTTTTAAATAATCACTTATCAGATAAAGAAGCACATGCCCCACAAATAAATACGGATTGGAATAGTGAATCTGGTTTTAGTCAATTGATTAACAAACCTGAATTTAAAACAATTAATGGGGAAAAAATAGTAGGAACAGGTGACATATCTATAATTGATAGTGGTTCTCAGAATTTACAGCAAACTTTGAACAATGGAGCAACTGCCGAATTTGAAGATACTGCTTTTATAAAATTATTGGATGGAGAAGCTTTTCAAAAAGTTGTTTCCTGGGACTTTTTAAATGACTCCCAAGAGGCTCATTTTTCTTCAAACGTAAGTAATTTTAGTAATTCTATAAAAAATGGAAGCAAAAGCACTTCTATTATACAACAATCAAATGAATTAATTTTAGCTAAAACTCAGGATACAGAAGACGGAACTTTTCAAAACAAGCTTGACCTGGGAATTCCTACAAGTTATTCGAGATTCACTTTACCTTCAAAAGAAGAAGATGGTAATTATACCATAGCAACACTTGACGATGTTGTGGGTGAAAATGGTTTAACCCTAAAAAAGGTTTTAGAAAATGGGAGCGAAGGAAGAATTGATAAAGATGTCATTCTGGGATTCACCGCTTTGGACAATACCTCATGGTCAACAATAGTTTTTAGAGATGAAATACAAGAGAATGCCACCGGAGTAGGAATAGCTACAAGTGGCTCTTTTGATGTAAATGCAAAGCACATAGGTTTAAATACCCCATTCGGCTCAATATCAACAGGATACAACAACCAAACAAATATTTTCGAAATACACGCAAATAGTTCTAAACTTTCTTTGAGAGGTGGTGCCGGAGGTGTTGAAATTTGGGGAGATGGTAAAGAAGTTAAAATATCAGGAAGCGACTATGGAGACGGTGCAATTCAAATGCTATCTACAATGTCAGCAGGAAAAATTACAAACAGACTAAATCAGGAACTTAAAATTGAGACACAAACAGCATTAAATATTAATTCCTACAAAACTCTACAAATGGGAGTATACGGATCTGCTGCAACTATTTTTATGGAAATGAGTGGAGAAAATACTCCATATATAAATATCAATTCTTTTGGAAATATAAGAATTGGTGCAGAATATGGGGTAATTAATGTTGTAACTGGTACAAATACAGGACAAGGAATAACTGTCAATAATAAACATGTGGTTAGAACAGTCAACGGAATTGAAGCTGATATTGCTGGAAATGTAATACTTTCAGAGTTTGGAGATATGACAACAACTACAAATCAGGAAGTATCAGGAATAAAAACCTTTTTAAGCGGAAAACTTGCTCTTAGAAATAATGCCGATACTTTTTCTTCGTTTTTATCAAATTCAAATACGGGCTCCAGAACTTATTCCTTACAAGATACAAACGGAACTTTAATGCTAAGTGACGCTGGAAATTCAAATTTAACTGGATATGGTCAGGCTGTTCAAGTATTGTCTCCAAATGGGACTCCTACAAGAGGAGGAAATATCATTAATTTATTCTCTTTTGTACAGGCAACACCAATAACTATAAATAGTAAGACATTAAGTTCTATTTTGACTGGTACTATATTTGGAAATACTACTTTAATTTCAAGTACAGATTTGGACAATCCGATGTTAACAATTGGAAAATGTTTTTCAGGTAAAATGTTTGGAAAAATCAACGCAATTCCATCAGCTACTTTTAACACAATTTTGAAGGTTGGCTCAACAATACTATTGGATTCAAATTCTTTAATAATTCCATCTTCCTTAACTAACAAATCATTTGAAATTAATTATTCTTTCACAGTTCTTTCTGAAGGATTGATTGGAAAAATGATTGGTAACTTAAGTATTTTAATAGATGGTATGGGGGTTTATTCTGTATCGGGAGATCCAGTTACCATAGATACCACAATAAACAAAGTATTTGATATACAATTTGCATTTGGAGAAACAAACGCAGGAAATTCTATAACTTTTACAAGTGTGAAAGGAGGGAATGATGTTAATTAAAGATTTAAACGAAAATATTATTTCTAATAATTCAAAATTCATTAATAGAGACAATAGAGAAAAATGGATCGACAATGGAATTAAATTTAATGGCGGACAAGTAATAAGTTCAAATTTAAGTGGAGTAAATAACTGGAATACAGCAACTCCTTTTTCAGTAAATATAATATTCAAACCTACTAAAATAGGAAATTATGAAATGATTTTTACAAACTGGGAAGATAATATTGAGGGAAGAAATGCTTTTAATATAGATTTGAGATTAAATGGAACTTTTTGGGTTTCATTTCAATTAACTGGGATAGCAGGTGAACCGGTAACAATTCCATATAAGATAAATGAGACTATTGTAATAGGTATGACCTACGATGGATCTATTATGAAGGTATATAAAAATGGTGTTTTCTTTGATTCCGTAACAACAAATAGAATTGTTGGTGATTCAAATACTGTACATATTGGAGCAACTGGAAATCGAGGGATTTACAGCTCGACGGCAATAATTTATGATGTTAAAGTTTTTAAGAAAACCCTTTCACAAACAGAAATTGTTGAATTGTATAATACAAGAGGAAAAATTGTTCCAACAACTGCAACAAATGATGTATTGCTTGATTTAGGATTTGAAGAAAAAACAGGTACAATTGCAAATGACAAAAGCGGAAATTCTTACAATGGTTCTCTTATTGGATTTATAAATACTTCTTTAGGATCAAACAATTGTCATGTAGATTATACAGGACAATCTATCAACAATTAATTTTATAAAGTAACCATTAAAATCAAAGATATGATTTTTCTCTTATGTCTTTGTTTATCAAAATCTATATAATATGGCAACAAATATCAACACCATTCTAAACTGGTTTAAAACCGGCAAAAAACCAACTCAGGAACAATTTTGGTCTTCTTGGCAAAGCTTTTGGCATAAGGACGAAACAATCCCGCAAAGCAGCATAACAAATTTGGTAAATTCATTGGATGCTAAAGAAAATCTAAGCAATAAAAGCTTAACACTTTCTTCATTATCTACAAACAATGATTACCCATCTTCGAAAACAGTTTATGATTTTGTAAATGAATTTGTAAAAACAGAAAACAATTTAAATACAGAAGATATTCTAAATCTGGTAGAATCGAATTCTTTGATTCCAGGTAATTATTATTTAATAAATGATTTTCAAACCATTTATACAATCAATGGTTCCGACTCTTCTCCAAAAATAACAACAAAACGAATTGATTCTTTTATTGCAAATCTTGCTGCTCTAAAGGATGGATATGATTATAATTTAGTTTTGGGGAAAAATGTAACTATTACAAAACTTCCTGAAGGCTATTCAGGTCCATTAACTGTTGGATCAAGCACAACTGTTTCTTTTGTAGACCAATATTATTATTTCCGCTTTGCTAATGGAATGCAAAATGTTTTAGGATTAGAATTCGAATATTCCATGCCAAGATATTCTAATGGAATTGCTGATAATTTAATGATTAACGATTCTAACGGAAAACCAGTAATACGTCCGGGAGGAGTATTAAATATTGAAGTGCACAACAACACGCAATATATGGATATGTTGGCAAATGAAAATCCTGGAGTTCCTTTAGAATCAATTATTTTAAAAGCAAAATCTACGAATGAATTTGAATTAGAAGGAAAATCAATAACATATGCTGATGATGTTATTGAATACAGATTACCTCTTGCAGGTAGTGTTGCAACAAAAGGAAAAATATTAAGGCGATACAATAATGCACTTAATATTGATTTAAAAATTGACTGGAGGGTGCAACGCTATCGTCGATGGAAAATTTCTGCTGATTCTATTTTAAAAATACTTAACCAAGATCAGCCAGTTACCTCGTTAACCGGATTTGATGGTGTTTATCAATTTACAGCTACTCAATCCAGTACTGCAACACAAGAAAGATTTTATATTGCTTCAGACTTAGATAGTAAATCAGTAACAATAGATGCTAACACGAAAATTATCGATTTTACTATGGAGGTTAGCGCTTATGATCAGGCCAAAGATTTTACAATTTTTAAATTAGATCAAGATCACAAACCTGTTAATATCAAAATGATGAAAGTTTCCGGATCTTTTGATAACATTGTAATTCAAAATAATTTAGGTGAACTTAATTTTGATACTGCAGTAGATGCAGAAGAATTAAGCAACACCACATTTGTTTGTTCTGCAGTAATTAATGGTACATTTATCAAAATATCTGACAGTTTGTTTTTAGACAGTTTATTTTTTTCTCCTACCTGTAAATCAATACTTTCTATTTCTAAAACAAAATCATTACCATTTTTTATAATTTCTACCGCAAGCTGTTCTGAAATTTCAAATTGTGTAATTGGCATTAATACTAATAACTATACCGGCGATCCTGCTCCATCGGTTAGATGGCTTATAATAGAAAATGTCCAAAGTTCTACTTTAGAAAGAGTGCTTCTTGGTGCATCATCAGTTAATTATAATTTTAATAACTCTGACATTAGCAACTCTACTTTATTTTTCTATCATGCGCCTCGCAATGAGTATTCACCATTCTATAGCAAAAACAGCAAATTGATATTTAATAATTGTTTAATGGTTTCAATGTCAATTTTTAACAGGGCCAACTTAGCTAATGCTATATTTAATAATATAACTAGCAATGTCTTTTATACACCATCATCTGCATCGGGAAGGGATCTTTATATCAATTCGACAGAATTAAGCGAAATTCAAATTCAGATGAATAAATACAATCATAAATTATTCTACGAAGAGCGAGATGCATCAGATGTTTTAACCGTTAAAACGTATGCAACTCCTTTGCCATAAAAAAACAAAAAAACACTCTTTTAAATAAGAAAAAAAAACATAATTATTCAATATTAAAAATATACTCTCTAATAATATATCAAAGTCTGTCAAAAAGTTTAACTATTAGATTTTATGCATTTTATTTCAAAATGAAAGTGGAAGAGACACTAAAAATCGCTCTGTTTCAGAAGTTTTAATGTATCAACATCCGGGTTTAGAGATCACCTTTAAACAATTATATTAACCTTTTAGAATAAGCAATGATTAAACATTTTACAAGCAATAAATTTAATAAAACTGTCCAAAACATACTATATAAACTAAATAACTAAATCACCTATTTACAAAAAAACTTCTCCATATATTATCATAAAACTGATTGAATACTATATAAGAAGTTTGATTTTACAAACATTATCACATTAATATAAAAAAAAAGAACATGGCTCTACAAACATTAAATACAATTAAAAACTGGTTTAAAACTGGTTTAAAACCAACACAATCTCAATTTTGGGATACTTGGGATTCTTTTCGACATAAAAATGAAAAAGTTCCAGTTAAAGATGTAGCAGGTATAGACGAATTACTTTTTTCTAAAGCAGACAAATCAGCCTTAAATGATCATTTGCTGGATAAAAATGCACATGCTCCACAGATAAATACTGATTGGAATAGTGGATCTGGTTATAGCCAATTAATTAATAAACCCGAATTTAAAACAATCAATGGAGAACCAATATTAGGCACTGGAGATATAATCGTTGATAATGAAGGTCCACAAAATATAGATCAAGTACTTACAACAGGAAACACTATTAATAATCAAGCCCTTGCATTTAGAAATTCATCTTTTAATTATCCCGTTGATGTGTTACAAGACTCTGATGGAAGCCTTTTAATTAAAGGTAGTGCAAAAGCTTATGGAACAATTGAAACTCCTGAATTAAAAGCAACTGTTTGGATAAATACACCCTTAATAAATACAGGTTCTTTATCAAGTTCTTATTCAAGCTTATCACCTTCTCAAATCTCAGCAAATGGTAGTTTTGGTATATATCCTGCCGGTAATTTTTCTATAGGCAGTAATGGTGCATTTACAGTAAATAGCTCTAATGCTTCATTTAACTTACCTTCAATAGATTCTGGAAGAGCTTTATACAAATTTAATGAAAATAAAATTTCTGGGGATTATGTAATTGCGACACTAGACGATATTACTGCAGGAGGAGTACAAGATCTACAACAAACATTAGACAATGGATCTATTGCTAATGGAGTTAATGATTATAACGTTAGTGGCGATAATGGCATGATTAGGCTATCATCTGATGGATTAACTCTTGGATCGAGTAAAGGTTTCGTTTCATTTGGAGACAAACAATTTAATGGATCAAATTTCTTTAATGGAGAGGTTGTACTCGAGGGGGCTCCAATTAAATTGGGTGAATCCAGCACAATCGATTTCTATACTCATACTGGAACTCCAACTAATCGTAAAGGATTAATCTCCTATGATGACACAAATGGATTAGGGTTAGAAAGTCAAGACGGTAAAAAAACATTTCTTAGGTCTGTTACAGGCGGAGGTATTCTTCTCGATGCAGGAGGACAAGGGGCAATTAGAATCGATAACGAAGGATTTATTCTTGAATCAAGAGGAAGTAATACAGGAGTTAATATATCCGGAGTTGGAAAATTAAATGGAGTTAAATTAGCTACTATCGATGATATAGGATTACCCGTTTCAGCAATACAATCAGGGGTAGTAAACAACGTAGCTCTACAGGAATTAGGTGGTTCAGATAAGTTAATTAATGGTGTTAGAATTGGTCAGGGAGAAGGTACCGGGGCTTCAAACACTGTGTTAGGTATTAATGCTTTATCTGTAAATACTACAGGATCAAACAATACAGCAATTGGATTTGGAGTCTTAGAATTAAATAATACAGGTGAATCAAACACTGGATTAGGAGATTCTACTTTACATGCTAACACATCAGGATCATATAATGATGCCTTTGGAAGCAATGCACTCAGTAAAAATACTACTGGTTATGCTAACACTGCACTAGGTGCATATTCATTATCTGAAAACTTAACATCGCAGTTTAATGTAGCAATTGGCTGCAGTTCGTTATCAACTATGACATCAGGACTTGGACAATCTACAGCAATTGGAGCATACTGTATGTCTGATGCCACCAGTACAGATAAAAATGCAGCTATTGGTACTTATGCTTTACGATACAATACAGCAGGATTTTCCAACACAGCTATTGGTCATACTGCATTGGGCCTTAACACATCAGGACATTCAAATAATGCGATAGGCAATTACTCCCTTGGCGCTGTTTCAACTGGAGCGGGTAATATTGGTATTGGAAAATCTGCGGGAAGATACGTAACAACAGGAAATAGTAACATTTATATAGGGTCAGAAGGTATTACAAATGATGCGGAAGCAACTGGCGTAATTAATATAGGAAATAGATTTATTGCAAGAGAAGCAAAGTTATCTTTAATTGGAACAGTAAATATAGGAACAACCCCTACACATGAAAATAATACAATCGCTTTAGCTGCTGGTTTAACAGCTGGAGACATCTACCGTACATCTACAGGTATATTAATGATTGCTTATTAAATGACAATTATTATTTATAAAGATCATTAAAAATAATATCTCTACTTACTAATACATCAAAGTTTATTAAAGAGCTTAATTCTCTTGATAGATTTTGATGTATTTTATTTAACATACAGATAAAATCCTTATGCTTTTGGCAAATACAACAGTGCCTCTAAACGATTTAACCGTAACTCAACATTTAGAAAACATCAAACCCATATAACTAAAAAACAAATAGTTAATATCGTTTTATTTCTTACTGAAACTACTGAATACAGACCTTCAATTTTTCTTTTTTCACACTCTTCTGCCGTATTTTTACATACTCTAATTTCAACTATTAGAACTCCCAATAAATCGAATATCATGCTCTGTTTTCTGAATATTTCAGAGAACTGACACCTCAACTTTATACCTCAATTTTTAGCAATCATTAACAATTAAAAAAGTAAAAAATCATGGATTATACACCCAAAGATTTAGGAGAAACACCTAAAACACCAGACATGAGTAATTTCAAAAATCCTTTAATGCAAGCATCAGAAGGAAGCATTTTTATAGGGAGTTTTAATATCACGCCATTAAACATCTCTGAAAAAAGTGAGAACCTCAACGAAATTATAAAAAAGGAAAGCAGAGACAGCAGTATTTAAATATCCTAAACCCTTTTAGCCCTGATTTTACATCAAAAAAACAAAAATCTAAAACCATAAAAATGCCAGACGAAACAATACAAAAATTAAAAGAAAAATACGGTACGGTTTTAAAACTTACTTCCGATGATCAGACAATTACAACTTATTGCAAGAAACCATCATTTGCCACATTCTTAAACTATCAAAATAAATACAAAGAAAATCCGCATGAAGCCATTCTTTTTTTATTTAAGGAATGTGTTCTCGACCAGGAGAATTATGACGACGAATTCATGCTTTCGGCAGGAAATTCTATTGTGGCAATGATCAAAAAAGATAGCGAATTTGCGATAGATCCCACTCCGCAAAAAGACGAATTCAAAAAATCTGCAGCACTTATCAGACACACATTTCAGGTAGATCCATATCAATTATCAATGGATGAGTTTTATAAACTACTCGAAGAAGCGCTTTGGCTGCAAAAACACAACGACAAAAGACTCGAAAACACCTTCATGACAGCTCTTGCACAAACATTTTCTAACTAAAAAACAAAAAATAAATCATTATGAAATTCAATTTTAATGTAAATGAAATTTTAGACACAAAAGATGCTGAATATACAGGCATTAACTATAACGAATCAGAATCGAAAGATTTTATTATAGATAAAACCGGAGGTGAATTTAATTTGAGAGTTTTTGCTCCTTTGGTTTTTGAACCTCTGATAAAAAACGATCTTAATTTACCCAGTTTACGAGTAGATGCCGTTACTGTAAATCTAAATCGTTCAAAAACAATCAAAAAAGAAGGAGTTGAAGGAAGAGATTCAACCATCAAAGAACATATTACAAATGGAGATTTTAGTATTTCAATCGAAGGTTTAATTGCGAATGAAACTGGAGATGAATATCCAAAAGAAAAACTTTTTTTACTGAAGCAATTCCTGAACGCGCCTTATGCTTTAAGAGTAACGCATGCGATTTTAAACCGATTTGGCATTTATGAATTAGTGATAGACTCCTACTCTATTCCTTCTATTTCCGGAACAAAAAACATTCAAAAATTTACCGCCAGCGCCACATCAGATGAAACTGTAGAACTAATAATTAGAGACAATGCTTAAACTAAATGCTAAAATTAGAGTTTACGAAACTATAAAACTCATCCCTACTCCTAAATTTTATGAGTTTACGTATGTAAAAAATGTAGAAATAAACAGCTCGTACAAATCCCTCACAGATACAGCTACTCTTGTAATGCCTCAAAAAGTATATACAGATACCAAAGGATTTGACCAGAGCATGTTTACAAATGCAAGTGGAACCGAAAAAACAATTCATGATTTTTTTAAACTCGAAAATTTCATAGAAATATTTTTAGGATATGACGGTGATTACAAACCTGCTTTTAGAGGTTATATCACAGGAGTACAAACAGATATAAATGCTGTAATAACTTGCGAAGACGCAATGTATGCGTTTAAAAAAGTAAAGGCTGTAAAAGATGATGATGTTCAGGATAAAAATGACACCTTAAATTTTGTGGCAACAAATCCAACCACAAATGTTGAGAATTTTAATCCAAAAACTTTCTTCGAAAAAAGAATCAAAGAACTCAATTTACCTTTTAAAGTAAATGCACTTGACGAAGAATTAGGAAACATAATGATTAACAGAAACCAAAGTCTGGCTCAGGTTTTTGAGATGCTCAAAGACAAAGGAATTTATACCTATTTTAAAATCGAAGATGCAGCGCCTGTGCTTACAATTACCAATAATCCGCAGCAACATACCGCAATTGAATTAGCCGGTTTTATAGATCGAAATTTTATTAAAAGCCCGTTAGCCGGAGCGCTTGTCAAAAAGTTGATCAATCAGGGGATTTCTCTTTTAAGTGCTCAATTAAGCAAAGCCACGAAATCACTTTCTGATCGTTTTTTAGGGCAGGTACGTTTTAGATTTCGGTATAATATTATCGAAGATAAATTAGTTGTGGTCAATGAGTCTACAAAGAATACACGTTTACGGGTAGAAAAATACTTTAAAAACTCAAACACGCCAATTTATATCGAATTAGGTGATCCAAACGGGCAATTAATAAAAACCCACGTATTGCATAATGACAAAGAAGACTTGCCAAAAGATCCTGTAGCTTTTAAAAAAGCAGCAACTGAAGTAGCTTCAGAATTGTATCAATATGCCGCTTTACGAGCAATGGAATCTAAACCAAGCGGATTTGAAGGTTCGTTTCTCACATTTGGAGAACCGTTTGTGCGACCTACTGACAAAGTAATCCTGGAAAACGCAAAGGACAAAGAAAAAAACGGAACATTTCAGGTCGAAAAAGTAGAAAGAAGCTACGGCGAAAATGGCTACAGACAAAGGATTTATATAGGGCGAAGAGTAGAAACAGTATAAAAATACATAAATGGGAAATATAACAGACTTAATAAAAGACGTCGCCAGTAAAAATCAAATTATCGAAACTTTTGCGGCGAAAGTCATCGAAATAAATAAGGAAACAGAATCGCTCCATAATCCGGAAGACGCTTATACTGTAAACATTATGCGAGCTGATGGGGCGATCATTAAAAACGTACGATTAAAGGCTTCAATCCTCGATGTAGAACAAGGAATTATTACCATTCCAAAAAAAGACAGTTGGGTTTTGGCTACCATTATTGACGGAGTAGAAACGAGAGCTTTTATTTCGCAGTTTTCTGAAGTTGACAGACTTATGGGGAGAATTCAAGGAACAAATGAACCAAAATTGCTTTTCGATTATAGCAGCGATGGCGAGGTATTACAAATTCGATATGTAAAAACTGACATAATAACAGAAACTGACGAAACAAAAATAATTGATGTAGCTAAAATCGAATTTAACAAAGATAAAAACTTTAAAATAAGTTACTTTGATGACGATGAAAAACCATTGGCAACTACACATTTTACATCTGACAGCTTAATTACAACTTTTAATTCGATTAAAGACAAGCAAGTAAAAGAACGTGTGGCATTCACTCTTAGACAAGGAGAAGCTACCTTAAAATTAAATAATCAAGAAGGTAAAAAACAAAGTACTATCACAATAGATCAGAATAAAATTTCTGGTTTACTATATGATGACCAGGAAGCTGAAAAATTAGTTTTTGAATTAAATAGTGAGAATGACAGTATACAATTAAGGAAAAATGATAAGAATTTAATCGAACTGAAAGGAAAAACAGCCATTACTTTAAAAAGCGAAGGAGATATTAACATTGAAGCAAAAAATATTAATCTGAAATCGACTGAAAAAATCAATATAAATGCCATAGGAGATACTATTATAAGCGGCGAAAAAGTAAAAATTAATTAAATTATGGCTACCAAATATGTATGTAACGGTGCATTATGCGTCTGCAATAAAGGTGCTACAGGAGGCGTTTTGGAAGTAAAATCTCAAAGTAACATTTTTATTCAGGAAAAATTGATGGCTACTGATAGTGATTTAACTTTCAAAGTTCCTCTTACTGGAATCTGTTCAATAACTCAAAAAACATGTATCCCGGCTTTATTGACAAAATGGGAAAAACCTGCAAGTAATGTATTCGAAGGAGATAAAAAAGCTCTTTTACAAACCTCAACCTTAAATTGTGATATTGGAGGGGAGATTAGTATAACAGATCCACAACAAACTGGATCTAAAACTGTTATATTTGACAATTATACAGCCCCGGAAATCATAAAAACAAAGCAAATTATAAGTGCTTCCTGGATGACTGGAGATTTAAAAAACAATATAAAAAATGCCTCATATGATGAAAAAATAAGTCTTTTAGTTAAAACTATTAATTATGAAGCCGGAGAAAGAATTACTATAATTGTAGATGAAAAAGATGGTAAAGATATAAATCAAGGCATTAAAGAAATTAGTTTAAGTGGAATAGTCAATGAAAATGGTTTTGCAGAGTTGAAAGAAATTATAGAAATCGAATCACCAAAACAAAATACAACATGGATATAACACTTCAAATAAAAGAAATTAGTGGTAATACTAATTTTAAACAAGTTTTTTTAAAAATTAGTAATCCAGTAGAAGGAGATTTTTTTGATGTGTCTGGAAACTATTTGGGTTCAACTAAACAAAGCAAAAAAGAGATTTATATTTTGGGCAGGGATTTTATAAAAAATCCCTATTCCAGAAGTAATCTTCCCAAAGATTTTTATGACAAACAAGTATCCTTTGATGGACGAGGCAATATAGTAAACAGTAAAATTGGTGGTCAATACGGAACTATAATTACTGATTTATCAATTGAAACCAAATCAAAAATCGTTGAAAGAATTTTTAATCATTACTATACTGAAGCCGGTTTTAATTTGAATGAATTAAAATATAGAACCATTACAGACGCAGATGACTTAGACAGACATTTAGATAAAGCTGAAATTCAAAGACGAAATGATAAATATACGGAAGGCAGAAGACTTCAACTCGAAGGCACCGGATTTGCAATAACCAGAATTGGAGGATATACTAATTATTCTGATTATTTGAAAAAATTTGAAGGTGAAATCAGTATCTGTTATTCCCATCTTGGATTTAATTTTGACACTGGTTATGACATTATGAGTATTTGTGCACATGAGCATAAACATCTTGAAGATTGTATTAAAGATTTACAAAATAATACAAAGATAAATTCAGAAAACAGAGCATATACTCATCAAACTCTAGTTGACAAAAATTGGCCTTTTGTGTCATTTCGATTTAAAGCTGGAATGTATTTTAATACTCCGGCAAGCTCAAACATGTATAAAGATGACTTTAAAAAAGCATTTGGAAAACAGGAAGATTATCAAGGATTTATTGAATATATACCAGGTAAAAACATCACTTTATGAAAAAGATATTATTTCTATTTTTATTTTTATTTGCTTTTTCGTGCAGCAAAGATAAAAAAACACAACCTCTTGCCTCTATAGAGAAAATCGAATATATCGACTTAGATTACGAAAAACAGCCAGGTGTAATTATAAATATTAAAGTCAATGACTCAATTATAGCTAAAAAGCTTAAAAATAAAGAACTAAGAGAATTTATAATATATTCAATCAAAAAGGAAGATAGAAATTATTTTTTTTACGAAGTATGGAAAGTCCCAATAAGAAAGGGGAATATTTTTTCATTTTTAATTCGTACAAGTTATTTTTCTCAAAATATTCCAGATAAAGAAAAAAAAGGAAAAAGAATTTGGAATAAAGATAATATTACAAAAGCATTAAGTGGTGATATAGGTTTAATTTTTTATAAAGATACTATTCACGTTAAACCTAGTAAAGATAGGAAAATCGTAATACAAGAACTTAATGATTGAAAAACTAAAAAAAGAGAAAATTTCAGATTAACTGAAATTTTCTCTTTTTTTAGTTTAATTGAGTTTCTTTCTCAAACTCTCTTCCATTTCATAGAATTTACTTTCGAGATCGTGAATCTTTTCATAAATATTAATAGGATCCGGCATTTGTTTAGAAGCATACATACTTGCGTACCAAACTTCCAGAATATCCTCGGCATAAATAGAATACATTGGGTAATTTCCGTCTCTGTTGTCAGATTTCAAAATTAATTTTCCGCTTTCCCTGATTCTGTTTAAAACCCTTTTTACGACAACTCCATCATTCTTACTAATGATAACATAAATTCTTCCGTCCAGAATATCATCAAAATTATCTACATATTTCCCAAAAAGATAATCGCCGTCATGTATTGTTGTAGACATTGAGTTTCCTTTAATTTCAAAACATCTGTAAGTTCCGTTTTTTAGCATTGGCATACTAAACGAGGGAAGTTTTTCCATATATTCCGGATCAGCGTAACCGTCTAAATAACCTGCTCTCGCCTTTACTCCAACAAAATTAATATTCTCTTCTCCGTCTTCATTAACAGTTATAATCTTTGGAAGATTTAAACCAACTTCAGTACTCGTTTTATTGGTAAAGATTTCTTTACTGTCTCCAAAAAAATAATCCGGATTAACATTGCAATGGTCAATAATACTTTGCAGTAAATCAAAACCGGGTTTTGTTCTTTTTCTGTCTCCGTCTGCTTGCAATCTTCCAATCGTGATACTATCAATTGTAGTACTGGTTACTCCTATTAATTTCGCAAATGAGTTATTGTTTAACTTCATCTCGTCTATAATACGTTTTATCTTAGTATGTATTTCCATGTTTTAATTGCATTTGATTTTTTGTGTAATATGTTTTAACCAACAGTAAACATTCCACTATATGTTGCAAAACTAAAAAATATTATACAAATAACCGCATTCTTTTACATTTTTTTCATAAAACAACTGATTTTCAATACAATTGTAACCTCTTTCTTATTGTATTACTAGAACATATGACATAAATAAGCAAATCATATTACTGAAACTATTGCATTTTTTAGCGCAATATGTTGTATATTTTAAAACATATGTTGTATATTTGTAAAAAAATAATCCATCATATGATTTTAAAAGAATTTTATAACGAGAAAAAGAGCGCAATACAAACTGAGTTTTCCAGCATTGCGCCAGCAGTACAACTTTACAGTGATGCTGTTTTTAAAACTGCTATTGAAGCGCCTTTAGTAATGTTTAAATATGATACTATTTCCTGGGAAACATCTTCTGAGAAAAACTACAAAGCAGATGTCTCTTTTTGTTTATACATCGTATTACCTATTGGTTCTGCTTCATCAACAAGTTACGAAGAGGTATTCGAAATTGCCTATCATTTAGACAAAGCCGTCTTGTCTACAACGAGCAATAATACTTTTATAGACACCAATTCGACTTTTAAAGTAAAAGAAAAGCAATACAATAATGAAGAAGTATACTGGAATAAAAATGACCATTTTATTTGGGAGATCACTTATAAAACAACGTTGATAGAAAATATATTAAAAAAGAAATATATTCTTTTTAACAACGGTTTAAGTAATGAAGCTTTAGAAGAATTAGGATATAACTTAACTTCTGACATAATCGAAATAAACCCAAATCAGGTCGAAGGAGATATAGATTTAAATAGTATCAAATAATCAGAACTGGCTGTTAATACCACTTGATAACAGCACGTTTTTAGAAAGAAATAAATGAAATAAAACCCAAAGCATACAAACCAAAAGCAAATTAATCCGTACCTATTAAAACCCCAAAAATGAAAAGAAGCAGAACACTATTAGACAAAAGGAGAGATTATGTGATCAACTACCTAAATAGAAATCAAGCTAAACAAATGAAAGTTGTAGTATCTGAACTTTCGGATACTTTGTTCCTTACAGAACGCACTATTTATACGATTATAAACGAAGGCTTGTCTACAGAAGCCAGAGCTTAAATCGCTGAAACTACTGGTTTTGACCATCAAAAAAATTGGAAAAAGCAAACTTGAACCTTAAATTTGTACTCGATATCAAAAGCAAATTTATCTCTTGGCCAAGAGCAAAATTCAATTGAAAAACCAGTTTTTATAAACCGTCCAAAAACACCAATCTACTTTTTGGATTCCAAATTACGAATACCTTTTTTTTAAAATTAAATCATTGATAATAATAAGTTCAGCAACTTATTACAGTCCTTCTTTTGCTCTTTTTTAAGCAAAAAACAAAAACAAATATTAAACAATTAAAACAATTTATATTATGAGTACATTAAACGATGTAGTGATTAACAAACTATCTGGCGGATTAGGAAGAAGAACTCCGGAACAGGATATGGTTTCAGGATTACTTTTTGACGGAGTTGCAACCACAAAATTAGCATTAAACAAAATCGAACGTTTGGTTTCAGTAGAAGATGCCGAAGCATTAGGTATTACAGCTGATTATGATGTAAATGGACAATCTGCTTACTACCAGATTCAACAATTTTTCAGAATGAATCCTTCAGGCGATTTGTATGTTATGGCAACAACAGGAGCTTCATACACAGATATCGTTGCAAAAGCGATGGATATGCAGGAAAAAGCGAATGGAAACATTCGCCAGATAGCAATTATTTATTCCGGAGCAACCACTTTTGATCAAACACTTGTTGCAGTTACAACAGCACAAACACAAGCAGGACTTGCTTATACAGACTATATGCCTTTTGAAGTAATTCTGGAAGGAAAAGGATTTGATGCTGACTCTGCTACAAGTTTAGCGCAATTAAACGCAGAAAACGTATCAGTAGTAGTGGCTATGGATGTTGAAAAAGCATTTGAACAAAAATTGTTTATGAAAGGTATGACAGCAAAGGATGATAAACTTTATACCTTAGCATATAACGAGAAATTAGTTCCTATAGAAAATTCTTCTAATCTTTACAAGGTACAGAAAATCGATGGCAGTAATAATATCGATAGAGAGAATCTTGAATTCATTTTCAAAGATTCATATAAAAATACTGCTGCAGTTGGTTTGGCATTAGGAGCTGTATCAAGAGCAAAAGTGTCTGAAAATATTGCCTGGATTGAAAAATTCAATCTTACTGGCGAAGGTTTTGCAAAAGCAGGTTTTGTAGGCGGACAAGAAATTAAAACTCTTGGAACTTTAAGCGAATTAAACGACAACAGATACATTTTTACAAAAACACATACTGGTTTAGCAGGCGTTTATTTTAACGACAGCCACACTTGTACTACAGGAACATCTGACTTTGCTTATGTAGAAAACAACCGTACAATTAATAAAGCAACTCGTTTATTGCGTACTGCTTTGTTGCCAAAATTAGCTTCTCCGGTTTTAGTAGATATTGATGGTAAATTGCCTCAATCTGTTTCTAAAAGTTTTGAAGGATTATGCCGTAGCGCTTTAGAAGGAATGGTTGCCAATCAGGAAGTTTCGGCTTTTGATGTTTATGTAGATCCAAAACAAAATATTTTGGCAACATCAGAATTAAAAGTTAAAGCAGAAATCACACCAATTGGAACTGCCCGTAAAATTACTGTTGATTTAGGATTCAAAAATCCTTTTGGGATCGACAAAGCATAATTTATTTAATCTCTTATAATTCAAAAAAACAATAAAAATTCACCAATAATATCGCCATAATTCAATTGCTGTAAACACAATTAAATAAAAGTGATAGTTCCTGAACGTTATCAGGATAATAAAAAACAAATCAAGATACATATGAATAAATTACCATTAATTAACGGACAACAACACAGCTGGTCATCTATCGAAGTAAGTATTGCAGGTAACATCGTTACCGGAATTACAGCTGTAAACTATAGTGACTCAGTATCTAAAGAAAACCATTACGGTGCGGGAGATATGCCGGTACACAGAGGTAGAGGAAAATATGAAGCAAAAGCTTCGATTACTTTATACAACTATGAGGTTGAAGCAATTTTAGCAGCTTTACCAAAAGGACAAAGATTGCAGGATATCAATCCGTTTAGCATCATTGTTAGTTATTTAGACGACAGCAACGAAGTAATTACACATACGGTTAGAAACTGCGAATTCAACTCAAACAGCAGAGGAATTAGCCAGGGAGATACTAAAATTGCGGTTTCTTTTGACTTGATCTGTTCTCACGTTGAATGGAATTAATCAGCCGATAAATTCCTAAAATTATAATGCCCCTTTCCCTGTCTTAAAAGCCGACTTAAAAGAGAAACCCAATATTACATGCGTTATGCAAAAAAGGAGTTCAAAGAACATGATTATTGCCAGCAAACTTATTTTACAAGCTCTTTATTAGTCCGTTTTTAGGCAGGAACCTACTTCAAGAGGCTGTTTTGAGATTATTTAACTCAAAAAAAATAACTCAGGCAGCCTCTTTTTTTTAAAATACACTTACACAAAATCCAATTTCTTTAAATAAAAGTCAATCAGTTATTAAAACCGAAATGACATTTTATTTGTGTCCGGCACTATTATCTATCGCCATTGTTTTTAATAAATAATTTAAAAACAAAAGACATCACTAAATCAGACATCAATTTACTCAATCATACAACCAAAAATTAAGTCTAAAATGGAAATAAAAAACTCAAAATCAATAGATATTCTTGACGGAAACATTACTCAGGCACAATTAAACCAATGGAAATACAAACATAAAAAAGTAGTCAAACTTAGCATTGCAGATGATGACGAAACGACTTTGTTTGCCTATTTCAAAAAACCGGATATCGCCATTCGTTCTGCCGTATTGCAAGCTTCAAAAATGGATGAATTTAAAGCACTCGAAGTATTATTTAAAAATTGCTATTTGGGAGGTGATGGCAAAATTGAGCAAGAAGACGATTTACGCCTCAATATTACCACAGCATTCTCAGATCATATCCAGCCAAAACCTGTTAAAGTAGAAATACTATAAAAACACCTTTTTCTCTCCAGTAAAAACTATCCTAATGAGTACCAGAAAACATATTATAGAACTTGAAAATACCAGTGCTTCTGAAATGGCCCGTTTTAGACGAATTATGCTTGGTATTTGGCGTCAGCAGATCGAAGATGATAAAAATGCTGGTGAGATGGAGAAGTTTGTAAAAATGAATAATTCAGTAAAAAGAAAACCTCAGAAAAAAGTATCTAAAAAATCTTATAAAAATGATCTTTTTTATGTAGACGAAGATGGAAATATTACCAAAGTTGAAATTAATAAATCACGTTATATTACGGTAGTTTTATCTGGCAGAAAAAAAGTTTTATTATCAGATTTATATATTTCAGGAAGTACTTTTAGCTGGAATAACACTAATAGACAAATAGTAGCAAACATAGCTGGTTACTATGGTAAACAAGTAAATGTCAAAAACATTGGAGCCAATTATGATAGGAATGATAAAAGTCTGGCTTACACAGACAGCAAAAATAAAATATGGTTTCATCCAACTTCAAAAGGTGGGATAGATCCTGACTTTAATGATAAATACAATTTACAAAGTACTATTATTCACGAACATAACCATCAAAAAGAATTACAAGTAAAAACATATACGTATTCTGCACATGCTAAAGTTTATTTAAAACAATTTCAGCATCCTACTTTTAAAATGACAAGTAAAAGTTATTATGAAGGCCAAATGGGTAGTTTTATTAAATATTTGGATTATGCATCAGGACATGATGAAAAAGGTTGGGAAAATATACTAAAAAAATTTAATGACTTAAAAATTTTAGGAGGTTACCAGATTAAGTATCGGGAATCTGGAGGAACTCAATTATTTAATAATAAAGGAACTGAAGTTATATTTCAACCAGGGATGGCATTAGATGGTCCACATTAAATTAAGTTTATGAAAGGAAAGTTTAAATAATCCCTATTAAAATTCCGTTTTTCAAATCTGAAAGGCGGATTTTTTTTATAATTTATCTTCATTTTAAACCAGAAAACAAAACCAAAAACACCACAATATTACCCACTGAAACTACTGACTTACAACATGATAAAGCTTTTAAAACGCATTATTTTTGCGTATTTTTATACTATTATTAAAAGCACTTATTCCATTAAAATCAAATTTTAAAAAGGAACATTTACAGAATTTTTTTAAGAGATTTTTTTTATCACAAATAAATTTCAAAACACAAATAATCTTACCGAATACTAAAAATCCAGATTGTCTTCAAACAATCAGAAAAGCTTTTTATTCTCAAAATTTAAAATCATTAATACATATAAATATGGATCAAACAACAAAAAAACACATTGATTTGCTTCATCCTTCGGTTAGGGAAGAAGTTACTAAAATCATCGAGGAATGCGATCTTGCCTTAACAGGAAAAGCAAAAGTTCGCATTACGCAAGGACTTCGTTCTTTTCAGGAGCAAGAAGATCTTTATGCTTTTGGAAGAACAAAACCCGGAAAAAAAGTCACAAATGCAAAAGGCGGACAATCCATTCATAATTATGGATTTGCGGTAGACATTTGTTTAATTATAGATGGCAAAGTGGCTTCTTGGGATACAGCAAAAGACTGGGATAATGATCAAATCTCGGATTGGCAGGAATGTGTCAAAATTTTTGCTAAATATAATTGGAACTGGGGTGGCGACTGGAAAACTTTTAAGGATCTTCCGCATTTTGACAAAAAAGGATACAGCGACTGGAAAGTGCTAAGCAAGCTAAAACGCGACAAAAAAAACTATGTAATCTTATACAAATAATCAGATGAAATATTTAAAACTAAAACTCACTTTTTTAATTGCCATTTCTCTGGTAATTAGCTCTTGCACCTCAACCAGAACGGCGTTATTTGATCCTTATTCATATCAAAAAACAACTGAGATAAAAGTAGAAGCTTCTAAATTAATGAATAAAGCCAACACACCTTATAATACTCATAAAGAAGAAGTTGAAATTTTGCAACTTAACATCGAAAAATTGGTCGAATATGAAAAAAATAAGCCGAATAACGAAATCTCTTCTGAGATGTGGAAAATTCTAACCGATAAGGAAAAAAATCTTTTCGCTGGATTTTTCAAACGCTGGGAAATGAAAGGTTTTTTATCCCCGCTTTTTTTAGAAGAATCAAAAAAACAAGTTTTAGATGCTTTGGATTTGCTGATTCAATATGAAATCAAAAAAGACAAAGAGTCAAAAGATGCCCTTTTAGATTTAATAAACAGCAATACCTAAACTATGAATAACGAGCAACTTATAGAAGAGCTAAAAAGCAAATTGAAAACTATTATAACAAAAAGTTATAAAGACAACAAAGCTGAATTAGAAAAAGATCTCAATACGTTTTTAGAAACATCCAAGGAAAAACTGGAACGCTGGACGATTCTTTTCGCTTCCGGAAATCTGACCGAAGAAGAATTAGAATGGCTGTTAAAAAGTCAACTTGATTTAGTAGCATTACAAGCGCTTCAATCTACCGGAATTTCAAAAATAAAACTGAATACTTTAAAAAATAATATCATAAAAATAATTTTTAAAGTGATTATTGACCTGATTATTCCGGGCGTTTAATATCTGGTTTCCATGTTGAAAAAACAAAACAAAAACCGGAGTTAAAAAACTGAAATTCAATATAGTTATAACAATATTTAACTTACTGAAACTACTGATTCCTAATGCTTAAAATCTTGGTTAAAGGCAAATCATGGCGTATTTTTACAGTATCAAATAAAACATCATCTTTTGGGTATGGCGCGCAAATTCAAAGGAGATATTAATTAATAAAAACAACAAATAATAACGACATATGAAAGATTTTATCATAGATGAAGACTTGTTAATTACAAATGGAGATTTCGCCATTAAAGAGGCAGATCAGCAAAATATAGAACATCTATTGTTAAGCCAGAAAGGAAGTTATAAAGAGTTTCCTATTCTGGGAGTAGGAATAAAAAAATACATTAACAGTCCGGACGCAACCTCCAGGCTTAGACTAGAAAACGAAATAGATAAACAATTATCGTATGACAACTTTTATGTAAAAACATTAGATGTCAACGATTTACAAAACATTAAAATCGATGGGAACTATTAAACCACAAGAAAACCAAAACATTTTTGACATCTCTTTGCAAGAATACGGAAGTATCGAAAAAGTATTCGACCTTTTAGAAGATAATGATCAATTTAATATTACAGATGACATTTCTGTTTACGAAGATTTAAAAATAGGCAGAGAAGCCTTTAAAAAGGATATTGTCGAATATTATAATTCGAGAAACCTAAAACCCGCAACGGCTATTTCAGAAGAAGAGCAATATTTACTGGATAACTTCTCGGGAATTGATTACATGATTATTGAAGATGATTTTATCATTTATTAATAAATAATTTCTCCTTTAAATTTCTCCTTTTTAGAAATTTCTTAAAACCTAAACTACATCTCTGTAGTATTTACAAAAAAACATAAACAATTATCTATAAGCATATTACACATATCTTACAGGCTAATCTATATTAAAAAATTAAAATATGGCACGTACAATTGCTGAAATACAGAATGAAATTCTGATTGAGAAAGGAAAACAATCCTCTCTAAACGGCTTGACAGATTCCTTATCAAACTCAAAAACTGCGATTTGGAAACTTTGGATTAATATCGTCGCAACTGCGATTTGGGTTCACGAAAAAGTAGTAGAAAAAAATGCTTTGATTTCCAGGCCTCATACCTTAAACTGGTATCGCGAACAGGCTTTAAATTTTCATTACGGAATGCCTTTAGATCCGGATTCGAGTAACGGAATGTCGCTTGTCTGGAAAGACGGTTCGTATCAATTTGATACTACAGCGCTCTCTGAAGACGAAATTGAACAGGCAAAAATAATAAAACATTGTGCTGTAAGCGAAATTGACTTAGAAACAGTGCTTAGGCCCAATACCGATATAAAAGAAATTTTCTCTGATTATTTCCACAATAAAGTTGGGGTTGTTTTTATAAAAGTAGCAACTTTAAAAGAAGACAAAATCTCGAGAATCGATGTGCCAAATGAACTTTTTGCATTTAAGGAATACATCGCAAAAATTAAAGATGCAGGAAATCAGGTTTTTATTACATCTGATCAGGGTGATAATCTTAAATTAAGTTTGAATGTTTATATCGATCCCCTGACTATTTATATCAATCCAAAAGATATTGAATATTATCAGCTCAAAAGTTTAAGCAGGGATTTAAGTGATGAAGAACAAATCAAATTAGCCGCTTACGAATTAGCTTTATCAGAAGAACCATTAGATACAAGAAACGGTTCATTAATATTAGAAAGTGAAGTATTTCCGGTATTGGATGCAGCAAAAGATCATTTAAAAAACATTGAGTTTAATGGTGCTTTTGTAAAAACATATCTGGTTGATGCGGTTCAGAAAGCAGCGGGAGTTAAAATTCCGATACTGAAAAAGGTTGAAACTGCCTGGGCAACAAATCCTAGCGACGAGCCTGAAAATCTTAAAGACGTAACCAATATTGAATATTTTATTCCAAACGCAGGATATTTTGATATGGATAAACTTCAGGTTGAGGTAAACTACATTCCTTATACTTTCTACCGAGATAAACAATAGTCTAATATATATATACAATGAATAAATACACCGTTTTAAAATGGGAAAAGCTGTTGTTATGGCTCATCCCTCCTATTCTTAGAAAAAAAACACATTTTGACTGGCTCGATGTTTTACTGACTCCGCTTCATACCATTTACGAGGAAGTTCTTTATAAAATGCAACATACAGGTCAGGTCATTTATCTGGAAAAAGTACTAAACGAAACTTATAATCCAACTAAAAATTATAATCCTAATTTAAGTACAGAGCAAAAACGATCAGAGGAGTTAATTTATATAGACGAATCGGTCAAGCCTACTTTACAGTATGTATATCTGCATAAGGAATATTATGAGCCAAATGGTACTTTAATGATTCCGCAACTAAAAGTTTTTACATACGAAGAATATAAAAACAGAAACAACAAACCTGTTTATCTGGCTCATCGTGAAGATTATACCACAATAGCTTATGCCAATTTCAGAGTATTTATTCCGGAAAGCTTAATCGCAAATCAAACCATAATTGTCGAACCCCGCAAAGACGGATCTGTACAAACTGAAGCTATTAAAGTAGCAAATATCGAATACCACAATCTGCTTAACTTTTATAAACTGGCGGGAAAAAGTTATGAAAGCTACGCGTATAGATCAGAAAAAATAATATTACCACTGCCAATAAAATAGTTTAAAACAACAGACATTTAAATACATAAAAATGAAACAAGTAAATTTTAGTCATTCAGGAGGATTTCCTCTCGAGCAAGAAACTTTAGAAAGACTTCAAACCGCATACAGGTCTGAGTTATTTGAAGCTTTAAAAAGTCATTTAAGCATTACGACAAATGAAAATTATATCGTAGCCATGTCAACCGCAGATAAGCAAGGCTGGGCTGTTATACATCAATACGAAAAAGATCCTAAAGATGCTGATGCATTACTTGTATTACAGGGAATTTTATATCCTATTGCCAAAGGTGATTATACAGGTTATCTAAAAACCACAACAACAGGTGTAAATCTGGTATATGGAACCGGAATATCTCAAACTGCTTATTTTGATTATGAAGCAGAATACATTAGTGAATTTGATTATGTTAACGGGATTTCTGAAAATAGCGACGCATTAAGGATAGAATATTATGATTTGGCAAATTTTAAAATCGTAAAAGATATCCAGTCGATACAAGATGATATTGATACTATTAATCAAACTTATTTGCCTTTGGATGGCTCAAAGGCAATGAAAGGCGATCTGGATTTAGACATTTATCAATTGTCTAAATTAGATATAAAAGAAACACCTACAGCCAATGTAAGAGTTACAGATTTTAGATTGGGATCAAACTTAGGCAGAGCATTAGTAAACAATAACACAAAACTTACATTAAATTATAATTCAGATTGGCAAAATACTTCTATTGGAGGAAAAGTATACTTAGAGAATCTAAATACATCAAATTCTATTGGCTCTTTCTTAGCAATAGACAGCTCAAATCAAGTTACTAAAAACAACATGGTAATAGATTTACTGGATCGTATCACGGTCTTAGAAAGTAAAATTACAACGGCTACAGCTGTAGTCCCCCTAGGAATGATCGCTATTTGGGGCAAGCCGGCGCCGTTTCCTGAAGGCTGGGAAGAATATGTGCCTTTGAGAGGAAGAATGCCTGTTGGTTTTGACAGTAGTCAATCAGAGTTTAATAATTGGAATGCAAGAGATGGTGGAGCTAAAAATAAAACACTGACAAAAGAAAACATTCCTCAACTAGATATAACATTACCTATTTCTGAAAGCGATAACAGTGGAGGTGATGCTCGATATGTAAATGCTACAGATGTAGAAAATGCAGGTACAAAAAAATATTTAAATGCTGTAAATAACGGAAACATAGCTACAGCTATAAATATTCTAAGTCCTTACAGAGTTGTTCATTTCATAGAATATACGGGAGGATCCAGCGATACAATTCCACCAACAGCTCCAAATTTAATAGTATCAAATATAGGGGTTACAAATATAACTTTAGAATGGACGGCTTCAAGCGATAATGTAGGTGTTACTAATTATATTTTATATAGAAGCGGTGCTTTACCAATTCCGTTAGGCAACGTTCTTTCCTATGATGTTAACGGATTATCAACAGGAACATATTACAGTTTTTATATTACTGCACAAGACGCAGCCGGAAATATATCAACTTCCAATACTGTAAAAGAAACTACAAAGTCAATTGTAGAACCAACAACTCCGAATAATTTCACTGCTGCGTTAATAGGTGTTAATAGAATAGACCTTTCATGGACCATAAATACAAACAATAACATTGGGGTAGTTTATGAGATTTATAGAAAAGAGACTTTTCCTGATAAATTTGAACCAATTCATCAAACGACTGAAACATACTATTCTGATAGAGCCATAAACAGTGATTTAAATTACACCTATTACGTAGTAGTATTAGATGCTGATGGAAAACCCACTTCTCATACTACAAATGCCATTGAAGTAAAAGGAGACCCTAATATAAAAGATGAATAAAAAAATTAACCGATACTATTAACGTCTAGACTTTGGATTGAAAAATTCAAAAAAAATATCTAACAATCTTTTGGGGCTTAAAACCCCAAAAGATTATCTACCTAAATCACTAAACCCAAAAAAATATATATGAAAATTGTAAAATTTATTTTTACAGCTTTAGCACTGTTATGGCTTTTGATAACAATTCTAACAATGCTTCCAATAGCAATCTTATTACTTACAACCCGCTTTATTTCGAAAAAACATTACATAGAATGGATACTTTTTTTATTTGCATTAATTTGTTCGTTAGGCATTTATCCTATTTGTTTTATATATGCCGCAATCAAATGGAAAGGATTTTTAGGCTATTTAAGAAAAATTAGTTTATCCATTGACATAAGCGGAAACATGATAGGCGGAGCATTACTAAATGATAATTTTATTATGGAATCTTCAACAAATAAGTTTGGCGCTGTTCAGGAAACCATAAGCGATAATTTAGGCGAAAATGAAAGAGACAAAACACTATCGATTTTAGGAAAGAGATTTACCAACTTACTTGGCGTAATTGATTTTGATCATGCCCAAAAATCTATAATAGAAGATTAATAACCTACAAAAACCGATGATGCATAAAATTTCAGAATACTCAAACGAAATGAAACTATTGCTTTACGGAATTTTTATTTACTTAGAAATGGATATAGAAATTGTTAAAGTACTGTTTTACCTGATGGTAATTGATACTTTTTTAGGCATTATCAAAACCATAGTATTAAGTAACGCTTTTAGTTTTAAAAAATTGGCTTTGGGATTTGTATCCAAATTAGCCGTATTGTTAATTCCTACTGCATTGGCATTAATGAGTATAGGACTCAATTACAACTTTAAATGGTTTGTAACCGTAGTAATGGACTTATTAATAGTGAGTGACGGAATTTCGATAATCAGCAATATTATTGCAATAAAGACAAAAAAAGAAGTAGAAAATTTCGACGCAATGACACTGATCCTCAAATCGATAAGAGATCGATTAATACAACTCTTTAAAAGACTTTTAATTACGATAGATCCAAAATTTCATATAGAAAAATAA